CACCATGGCAAGTGGACCCAAACGCGCAGCCTATAAATCCACTCGGCGCGCTCAGCGCAAAAAAGTCAAACAAGAGAAACACGAAAAGGCATTACAACCTGACCGCTCACCGGTTGAAATAACGTGCCGCACGCCTACGCAAAAAGCCGCGCTTGCGCTTATCGCCAATAACGACATTTCTTTTTTGCTGGGCTCTGCCGGCTCCGGTAAGACATTTCTTGCCATGGCGTATGCGATTAACGAAGTGCTATCCGGCAATCGTACGCGCATCGTCCTGACACGGCCAATTGTCGAGGCCGGCGAAAAACTTGGGTTTTTACCGGGTACGTTCGGCGACAAGGTCAATCCGTATATGCAGCCAATGTACGACACAATGGATTTATTACTGGGCAAACAAAGCGCCAAACGTGAAATCATAAATAAAGCCATTGTGTTGGCGCCGTTATGTTATATGCGCGGCCGTACGTTCCATGACGCCGTTTGCATTTTTGACGAGGCGCAAAACGCGACATATACGCAGCTCAAATTATTCCTGAGTCGGTTTGGGGAAAATACGAAAGTTATTGTGACCGGCGACCCTGCCCAGAGCGATTTGCCAATATCTCCGCCGGCATTAATGGACGTTGCAAAAAGGCTGCAAAATACGCCTGGTATTGGTATTTCCAGTTTTGTTGCTGCGGATGTTGTCCGGCATCCACTGATTACGCAAATTTTGCAAAAGCTGTAACAACCGCTATTGCGCGCTTTTTGTCAGCTCTTTATAGTTACTCCTCGTCAGACATAAACCTAGTCTGCAGGAGAGCCGCAAGGATGGCGTCGACAGTGCGACACAACTCCCTCGCCTCGGTGGCGCGCGCGAGTGGTCTTTGCGGGCGGTGGCATTTCTCGTCTGCCGCCGCTGCACTCTATCGGATAGCCGGAGTGCCGACCGTTGGTTGCTGGGTTCTAAACGGAGTCCGACCGCCCCTTTCACCCTTACGCAACACGAGCACAAGCAGAATACGAGCGTTTCTGCTGCCAACGGTCAGCCTGCTTTATTAAGGAGTTAGTTATGTTGTTCGCACAGTTTTTAGAGTTAATGAACAAAGACCTGATGAACGAATGGACGCATCTCGGGTTTTATCTTTATCACTCGAGCGCGGCGACCGGGTTGCACGCCGAAGAGTACAAAGAATTCCTGACAAAATCAGCTGAAGGCGAGCTACAGCACGTGCAGCAGTTTATGGACCGCCTGTGGGGATTTAAATACGCGCAGCCGTGTCAGGCCGGGCATGGGTTTGCGACATTTACGCGCGTTGAAGACATTTTGGCCTATGCCACAGATCTGGAACGCACAGTGGCAGACAATTATGCAACACGGCTAGATCAGATAGACACTATTGATGATACGACGCATACCGCAAAAGCATATCTCAAGGTGTTTTACGAAAATCAGCTGCAAGACAGTTACGAAGACTGCGAAAAGATGCGGCGTATTCTGGCAGATTTGCTTGCCCGCGCGCGTAAGTAAGCCAAGACAGGTATACCTATGATTACGCAAATTTTTGTGTATATCAGTTTAGGCGGTATGGTCGGGCTTGCAGTTTTTATTGGCGTCGGCGCGGCAATAGCTGCAATGTGGGTAATAGACATGGGCCGGACGCTCGACGACAAATAAGCGCACACATGTCTATTACATATCTAGATCTTGAAACCGCGATTATGTCGGCAGATCAGATTTCTGACGACATTCAGTTGCTGAGCGACCGCATTGAGTGCGACAGCCTAAGTATTGACGAAATTCAAATAGCGTTGCGCGGAGTTGTCGTTTTGCAGAAGTTACGCCATTCACAGTTATTTGATGTATTTGAGCAGCTGGTAAAAGCCTGCAAATTGCGCTAAATTGTTTGTTTCACACGATAAGGAGTTTACTCATGCTTTTGGATTACTTAGCTAGTCTTACGTCTATTTTCGGTGACTCGGCGGAGCTTACTGGTACTGGCGCAAATGCCGTATTGTCTTTTAAGCCTGCGCAAACCGGCAGCGACACTGGATTCAACGCGCCGGAAGATGCGAAGCCGGAGGGGCTGCTCTTAGCGCTTCTGCAGAAAGCTAACGACGCGCAGGGCATTACGCCGAACCGCGCGCTGGAAATCAGCAAGAGCGCGTTTATTGCGAACAAAGACGGCCAGCAGGTTACGGGCGAGCAATACGTCGTTCGCGTTTTCTCTGCGTCGTCACTGCCGAGTTTGGATCCGGCGGGGCTGTGACGCATACAAATTTAAACGATATTTTTTATGTCGCACTTTGTTTTAGAGCCCAAGCTGCCAGAGCTCACGGTTGCTGCGGCAGCTGATTGGGTCCGTGCAGCGGTGAATTTATCGCGACAAGTAACGCCACCCACAGACATGGCCGGCCGGGGCGCTGTAATTTGTGCTGGCGGTCGGTATTTGACGTCGGCGTGGATTGGAATTAAAACAGCGCGGCATTTTGGTGCTAAATTACCTGTACAATTATGGCATTTAGGCCCAGAAGAATTGCTGCCATCGACGGCCGCCACGTTCAAGCCGCTCGATGTTGAATTAGTGGATGCGCGCGCGCTACAAAAAATTTATCCACACCCGCGACTAAACGGCTGGGAGCTCAAAGCATATGCGCTGCTCCATTGCCCGTGGCGCGAAGTTCTTTTTTTAGACGCCGATAATATTCCACTTCAAAATGTAGACTCTGTATTTGATTTTGTGCGCTACCAGCAATTTGGTGCTTTATTTTGGCCCGATCGCGGCCGATGGCCCGCGGACTCGCCCATCTGGGCTATGACGGGTATTGCGTATCAAAACGAAGAGGAGTTTGAGGCCGGCCAGTTTGTTGTTGATCGGCAGCGTTGTTGGCGCGAGTTAACGTTAGCCAACATGTTTAATGAAAATAGCCCATTTTGGTACTCACACGTTCACGGCGACAAAGACACATTTAGACTGGCTTGGCGCGCGCTAGAAACAAATTATGGCATGATACCGCACTACGGTGACGGCGGCTGGCCTCTTTTTCATCAAAAAGACGAAAACGGCAACCTTTTATTTCATCACGGCGTTAAATGGGACACACAACCAAATACGCGATTTCAGTACGTCCCTGATATTTGCAATAAATTTTTGGCTGAGTATTTGTTACGTACAGCTGCCACGCCAACGCGCCGCGTAAGCGAGCCAAAAATTAAAACGCAAGAACTGTTAGAAATTGACACAAAATTGTCGAGCAATATCGGAATCGATCGGTGTCATATTGAGCACATTTACGGCGTTGCGCGCGCGTTAAAACCTGTAAACGTTTTAGAGATTGGTTTAGGCACTGGCGCGACAGCTACCGCATTACTGAAAGCGTTAGCGCAAAACAATCGCGGGCAGTTGACTGCGGTGGACAACTGGTTTGATTTTGGCGGACAGCAACCGCAACTAGCGGCGTTCGACCAGCAGCGCCTATCTGTAATCACGGCAAATGAAGAAGACTTTGTGCGAAATGCTGCACCAATCTATGACCTTATCGTGTCGGACGCCGATCACAATAACGCGCAACGCTGGTGGGAAGAAACTGTACAGCTCGCTAAGCCGGGCGGCTGTGTGTTCTTTCATGATGTTACGTATCAACACACGCCAAATTTACGTCAAATTTATGAAGAGAGCCGGCAAAAATACGCTGTGCAGTTGTTTAATACGTCGACAACTGCTGACGAGGCGTGCGACCGCGGTTTATTAGTCGTGTGGCGCGGCGAGGCTCCCGCCCTAAAACAGCCACGCACCGCCGTGTTGCAGTTCGCAACCGGTGGCGCGCAAGGGTTTTTAGATTGCGCAGAACTCGTGCACGCGCACGCCTGCAAACGATTCGGTTACGACTACATAGTTGAGCGCGAAGCTAAATTAAACAAAAATGTGTATTGGGAAAAACAGCGTATGCTCGCCGAGGCGGCGGCAAACGGTTACGACTTTATTTGCTGGCTCGATGCGGATTCGCTTTGGCTCGGCGAAACCGATTTACTAACGCCGTGGGCAGACGCCCCGCCCCGCGCAGTTTTTGCGGCAACATATCACGGCGAACGCGCCGGCGCTGTAAATCATTACTACAACCACGTTAATGCCGGCGTATTGTTTGTGCGTAACATAAAATCACAAGCCGCTTATTCGCTGTCTTTGTGGGAAAACATTGACGACGAAGGGCACCCGTGGGGCGATCAGCATGCGCTAAACAAACTGTTTAACATACAACCAGAGCTTGTGCATGTTCTCGGGCATGAATGGAATACAGTAGAGTGGTGCACAGAATATTCTGCAGTAAATCCTTACATTATTGCGTGGCACGGCAAACCAGATATGGTTATGTCACATATGCCAAATTATGTCGCGGCATATAAAGCAAAATATGGTATTTAATTGCCCGCAATTACAGCATGCAAACCAGATTATTCATCGCGCACGACGGTCAAACAAAGACGTTTGACGCGGCTACAAAACTTGGCGACACGATTATCGCCATTATTGTTGCGCGCATGTGGGCGGAACAGTACAGTCCGTGCCGCATAACGCTCACGCTGTGCCAGGGAAACTATTGGAACCCTCTGTGGGCAAAGTTTATCTCTGATTACTCTGTAGACGTTATCTACAATTTGCACACAAAAACAAATGCGGCTAAATACGCGCGATTTGACAGAATTCGAGCTGAGCGCAAATTTTTAAAAACGACATTTGACGTTTATCGTGAGCTCTACACGTTTCTCGACGGCGAGAAGCGGCAACAAATTTTATGCGGTAAAGCAATTCCGCGTGGTCAGCTCAATATTTTCGATTATTTGCACTCTGGGCAAGAAGCGCCGGTTATTCCGCCGGCCCAGTGGCTTGTTGATCGTGGCGTAATTGCTGCCCCGGCCGATATGCGTAAAAAACAGGTTTTGATTGCCCCGGTCGCCATATCGCAGGGGAACGACGTTTTTACGAAAGCGTTTTGGAAAGAGGTTTACGCGCAGTTACAAAAAGACGGAATTAAGGTTGTATGGAATGGAATAGTTCGGCCGTCGGAAATTGCGGCGCACGTTGCGTCTAACGCGCTGGTGTGCTGCGGTAACACAGGCATTGGTTGGGTAGCGGCTGCGACGGGTACGCCGTTTTTATCGTGTGAACATTCCGCCGACTTGTACGAGTATCGCTATGACTTGATCAAACCAAAATCATGGCTCGGCACAATTTACACGCCCGATCCAGCGCTAATGGTTGCGGCGGTAAAACAACATTGCACCTTTTAGCGTGTTAGTTATAATTCGGCCCACGAATGCCGTAAAAGCCAAGCCATGCCTAAAAAACTCATCCTCAAAAACCATCAAAGCCCCGGCGATCTTGTGATGATGCTTTATGCCATCACAAGCCTGCACGAGACATACCCGGGCGAGTATCTCACAGACGTGCGTGTGTCTGTACCCGACATATTCCGCCCGAATCCGCTGATCACCAGGCTGCTAGACGACGACACAGAAGCTACAAAGCTCAGCATGGAGTATCCGCAGATCAATGAAAGCAATGCTAAGCCATATCGCTTCTCAACTGCGTTTACCGCGTTTCTTGCCGAGAAATTAAATCGACCGATTACGCCGGCCAATTTCGCTGGCATTCTGCCTATCTCAGCCGATGAGCAGGGCTGGTTTTCTGCAATTCATGAAAAACTTGGCCGCGATGTGCCGTACTGGATATTAAACGCCGGCCACAAATCTGATTTCACCGCAAAGACATGGTCGTTTAAACGTTACCAAGAATTAGTTGACCGTTTTCCGGATGTTTGGTTTGTGCAGGTCGGCGCCAAAGAGCATACGCATCCAGAACTCCGCGGTGACAATCTAATTCGGCTTGTCGGCGAAACCGACGCCCGGCAGTTAATTCGGCTCGTCTACAACAGCTTTGGCGTTATTAGCGCCGTTAGTTTTCCGATGCATCTGGCGTACGCAGTCCCGGCGCATCCTAGATTCGGCCGAGCCAGCAGGGCAAATATCACTATCGCAGGCGGGCGTGAGCCAGCGCACTGGGAACAAGGCCCCAATCATCAGTTTATTCATACCTGCGGCATGCTCGAGTGCTGTAGCGCGGGCGGGTGCTGGAAAAGCCGCGTAGTGCCGTTGAACGATGGCGATAAAGGTAAAGACGGCAGCTTGTGTGTAAAGCCGGTGCAGTTAGACGACGGGCAGTGGATTCCTGCGTGCATGGACATGATCGAGGTCGATGATGTCGCTCGCGTCATTGATCGCTATATGCGCAATCTGGCTTACGAGCCTAAAAAATGACGCCGTATAGGCACACGACAATCGCCATAGACTTTGATCGCACGTTCACAAGCGATGTCGAGTTTTGGCGCCTCGTAATTCATCAAGCTGTGCGCCGCGGGCATAAAGTGCTCTGCGTCACGGGGCGATACGATACGACAAAAAACAGGTTGGAATTAGCCAGCTTGTTTGGCGAGGCGACGTTCAAACTGCTCACTTGTTGCATTTTCTGCAACCACTCGCCGAAGCGCGCGCATACACAAGCGCTTGGTTACAAAATCGATATCTGGATAGATGATATGCCAGAAGGTATCGGCGCAACGGATCCGACAGAGTTTAAGAAGCTTGAAGACCAGTTTGACGTTTGCGAGATATTACCTATCTTCTCTAAAAACGCGGCAGCTCCTGATACTATTTGGCGTCCGCCGGCGGAATTAGTATTTACAAAACGCATGGACTCGCGTTTAAATTAGCGCTTAACGCCTAGCGCGGACTAGGCAGCTACGCGGCACTGAACGGATTCAGTGTATGACAACATGCTGGCATTATCTGTATGTCATTGTTTATCCGGCGCTTGAGCACAAGTTTTATTACGGCTCAAGAATTACGCCCGCGCATCCGGATGATGACATTGGTTATTTCGGCTCTTCTGTTACGTTCTCGCACTACAACGACGTAACGCATCCCGAATACCAAGCCGACGCGCTTAAAATTGTGCTGTACGCCGTATATCGGCCCCGAAATAAAAAACACACGCGGGCACTAAATCGGCTCGAGCAGCGGCTCATTAAAACAGCGTTGCTGAACACAAAGCATCTCGGGCCTGCTGCGTGCCTAAACCGGAATGTTGGCGGCCAGATTTACGCGCCGGCCGAAGTTCGCAGGGAGTGGAGCGCGCGCGGCGGTAGTAAATCGCGCGACGCGGGTAGCGGGTTTCACGCTTTTTCCGCCAAACGTCTTGCCGAGCTGCGGGCCAAAGGCGCGGCTACGACAGCTGCGCGTAAAGCCAAAAAGTATGTGCTGCTTAGCCCGAATAACGTGGTAGTTACAGTTGTGAATTTGCGCGCGTTTTGTCGTGTAAACAATTTAGACAGAGCGGCGTTACGCGGTGTGCTTTCCGGTAAACGTAAATCGCACAAGAATTGGCGAAAACCACAGTAACTGTTAAATTGAGCTCATATCTCCCTAACACAAATAGTGCACACTAATAGCTTCTGCGTTAGGGTGCACACATGCTTTTATGTCACTTATCTATATTTGCCTACCAGTCGCCTTTATTCTTGGCTACGTTGTTGGCCGGCTCGACCTTATTGCTGGCCGGCTTGCGGTTGCGCTTGGCGCAGAGACTCAATCGAGCTTTATTCCGCAAAACAGAGCCCGTAAAAATAGTACGGTGGCGCCCGGCGTATCGTCGGTAAAAATCGACGAGGCAAAGGTCGTTTTACCGATTAATACTGCCGGAATGCAGAAAGTAAGCCAAATTGAGCTTGGCAAAACGACCGCAGTAGCTGATGATATTAACTCTGCGGCCTCTCGCCTGGCGCAATTAAAAGGCAACTAAAAGGAATTAAAGCATGGCTAAGGGATTAGACGTAGGCACATCGTTTATTGTTTTAGCGTCTGACAAGCAGGCGCCGGTCAGCCTTGTGGCCGACTCGTTGGCCGAGTACGTCGAATACAAGGAATTTCGCGACGCTTATTTCATTATTAAGCCGACGACGCCAGTAGCCGTCAAAATGATCGAAAAAGGCTTACAGGGCAAAGTATTCGTCAAAGATGCCGATGGTAGTTTTATCATTCTTGGTCAGGATGCGATCGAAAAGGCTGTCGAGCGCAATGCCTCGGTACTTCGTCCGATGTACCGAGGAGTTGTAAACGCCAAGGAAAAAGAGGCTAAGCGCGTATTGGCATATATCCTGCAAGAGGTTGTCGGCACGGCGAGCGAACAGGGCGAAAAATTGATTTTTTGTATTCCCGCGCAGCCGGTCGACCAAGAGGCCGAAGATTTTGACGTCGGCTATCACGAGGACGTTGTCAAAGCGATTTTGGCCGAGCGGGGCTATGCCGCCAGGGCTATCAACGAAGCCGAGGCTATTTGCTATTCCGAGCTCGAAAAAGACGATTACACCGGCGTTGCCCTCTCTTGCGGCGCGGGCATGGTGAACTGCTGTGTCATGCTCAATGGCGAGCCGACGGTCATGTTTTCCACCACCAAATCTGGCGACTGGATCGACCGCATGACCGCCGTGGCAACTGCCGAGGAAGACTCGGTAGTTCAAGCGGAGAAAGAACAGGGCGAATTCACGATTGGCCAGCCGAACGATAATCCGATTCTGGCGGCCGTGAGCTCGTACTATGAGCGGCTGATTGATTACACGACAAAACAGCTGGCGGTTGCGATGACGGGGCACAAACTATTGCCCAAGTTCAAAGATCCTCTGCCGATTGTTATTGCGGGTGGCACGAGCCAAGCCAAGGGGTTTGTAGACGTATTTCGCCAAAAGCTTGAAGAAAACGGCTTTCCGCTTTCCGTGCGCGAAGTTCGGCACGCGAATGATCCGCTCCATGCTGTTGCCCGCGGTTGTTTAATTGCAGCTAAGATCCTGTAATTAGCTGTTTTTGCTCTTTTACAATTCGCGCGTTTCTGAAAGCGTTTTTACGCTGGTAAAATGAATTTGTTGTAAGTTAGTCGTGGTGGCCGACTGGTTAGGGACTCAAAATATCGAGCAGGGATGCGACGTATTTTGACAGGAATCCGTGGTCAGGCTGCGGCCGCGTTCACGGTTGGTGGAGCAATGAATGCCGCACGAGGTTGAGTTATACACCTTAGAAAGTCATTGCAACGCCCTGGTTCGCCGGGGCTCGGACCTGTGGAGGGGATCACAGGAGCTTACAACATTTTTGATGTAAACAACCAGGTGGCAACATGTTAGACGA